GCAAGGTGTAAAAGGATTGGTCTTGTATCTCAAAACGGCACAGGTACTGCTAATGCAGTCCTTGCCGGGAACGAAGGCTCGCCCTAACTCCCGAGCGATCGGGAAGGTGGGTGTGATGCGGGCAAGTGATGGGCTTCCAAGATGCATACCGCGCTTTGCGCGTGATGCAATCAGAAGAGGTTCTGTCACAACCCTGCGTCTTTGGTTGACGTTCTTTGGGATATATAGAATACTGAAGTTCGTAGGTTCGGTGAAAACTGAAACTATTGTTTCCGTTGGGCCTAGCCTAACGCAAAACTTTAGAAAGGAATGGTCATGGTTTATCCGTGCCCATTTCTTGCCTATGGTAACCCAGTTCTATGGGAAGGACTTGGTGCGTCAGCAGCCAGCTGATGTACTAGGTCGTCCGGAGACTCTCCTAATACACGGAGCTTCAGCAGATAGCATGAAGGTTGACATACGCCAGGAAGATGGTGAGCTAGATCGTAGCATTTACGATAGCTCGTTCGCATCTCGGTTCAGTTCAGCGAGCCGCTGGACTGATTGGCTGTGGGGTACTGATCTTTGGGTCTACCTCTCTTTTCATAAAGGAGGAGTAGGCACAACTCAGTCCCTATGGACAAAGATGGAGGAAACAGCGCATCTCTATTCTGTTTACAAAGGTCGCACGAAATCAGATGTCCCTAAGGACTTCTGTGATCGTGGTTCCTCGTATTCAGGTAGACTTGCCTGTCTTCCCGAGCCTGCTGGGAAAGTTCGGGTAATAGCATTACTTGACTACTGGTCACAGTCGGCTCTGAAGCCTCTACACAACTGGTTGTTTGAGATATTGGAAACCATCCCTCAGGATGGTACCTTTGATCAGCTACAGCCGATCAAGACGCTTTTAAAGTCTATTGACTCGAAAGTTGTCATATACTCTTATGACCTTAGTGCGGCAACGGATCGACTTAGTATGAAGGCACAAATGCTCCTGCTGGCAGAAGCGTTTCACGTGAAATTCGCCGTGGCGTGGAAGCGTCTATTGGTTAACCGAAAGTATTGGCTTTGGGACGGTGCTAAGCACATTCCCTTAACTTATGCTCAAGGTCAGCCGATGGGTGGCTACTCGTCATGGGCGATGCTCGCGTTTACGCATCATGCAATGGTGCAGTTTTCCGCTTACAAAGCGGGGTATAAAGGTTG